TTATTGCATTAACTAAATTATTTACAGTATCTACTTGTGAATATGTTGCAACAATTCCTGAACTTAAATTGTCAAGATAACTTGCTCTTGCAGAAGAAAGTCTTGAAGTTAATAAAGCAAGTTGTGTACTATTAGCATCTATTTCTTCTCTGATTTGTTGTGCTGTTAAAGATAAAGAACCAGAAGATAAATCTTTTAAAATTTTACCTACTGTTTGTAAAGTATCATAACTTGCAACAGATGCACTTAATATCTGATCTACAATTTCAGTATCAGATGCTAAATTGTACATTTTTTCATTTATAGATCCTGAAGGTGCTGAAGAAGAAATAACTGTATCTAATGCATCTATAACACCTGATTTAACAATATTTTGAGATATGTTTATAGGGTTTAAAATAAAACCACCAATATACCCTGTTGGATTTTGTGAACTAATTGAAATAGTTGCAAAAGCATTATATTCATTTCCTATTATAAATCCATTTCCAGTAGTTGCAGGTATTGATACTTCATAACATCCTTGAGGAAAAGAAACATGTGATAATAAATATGGTGTAGCTGAATAAACAGGTGCGGCACTTGCTTCATCACCAGATCGTCTAATTCTTACAGCAGGTGTTACGCCACTTGATCCAGAACCTTCCGTATTATTTACAGGAAAATGTAAATAAACTGTGTCATTTAAATTTATATATTTGTACATTATATCTTAACCTCGTTTTTCATTTTAAACTAAAGAAATTAAACTGCCACCAATTGAAGGTCTGTTTCCACCTACGCCACTTGCATATATTGTTATTATGCCTGAATTGTCCATTACATAAGAACCACTTGAATAGGTATTATATAAAGTATCACCATTTTCAATAATGCCCGATGAAAATACTTTCTCAAAACTTCTTAATGCACCACCTACTCGAATGTTTAAATTTGAACAATCAGTATATCCTTGTCCAATTAAAATCCAATCAGAATTTGAAGCTTGAATATAATATCTTTTATTTTCTAAAGTGCCACTTGCACCTAAAATTATATTTACCCAATTGCCTTGTAAGTTATCAGCGAAAGCAGAAGATTTATGAATAATACCTGAATTACTTAAATAATTACAATCACTTACTGTATATAAAGGATCACCATTGCTTCCCTGCATTGTTGCATAAGTTATAGGTGAATTAAAAAATCCTGCATTATTATTATGCGAATTTAATTTGTTACCAGTTCCACCAAGTACAACGGTTTTGTTTGGATAACTTGCGTTAGCTGTTAAAAAAATTGGAAAATTGTTAGAAATAACTCCAGAATTATCAACAATTAAATAAGCGTTACCCAATGGTAAACTTCCTTGTACAGCAGTAAATGTTATAGAACCACTTGTAGATGCAGTAATATCTTGAGTTGATATTATTCCAGATCCATTTAAAAATGTACTTATTTTTACAATAGACATTGTTTACCTTTAATTAAAATTACTTCCAAATATAATTATTTCAAATTGCCCATTTATTATAGTTGAGTCAGAAATTGAGTATATTTCAGGAATAATACTACTTCCTGCTACATACTCATAAGCTCCACAAGCTCCGTTTACATTTCTAATTTCGCTATCAAGATCATAAGTTAATTTTTGATACAATACCATCCCAATCAATGGACTATCACTTTGTAAATTATAATCACCATCTCCGCCGCCTTCACCGCCAGCTGATTGGTCGTCTACAAATTTCGGATCAACATCTGAAATTATAGATTTTAACCCGATAAACTCAGGGATCGAAGGATTTAAAAAAAGTTTATGTCTTTGATAATTACCGCTTAATCCGCAACCATGAACCAAGGAATGGTTCCCAATTCTATACCCATTCGCTGTCCCGCCATGAGTTTGAACATCGGTTATAATATTTAAAGCTTCTACAAAATTATTTTTTACGCTCCATCCTCTTCTATATGCTGGCGGCGTAACATCATTCAAAGTAGTATCATTATAAGCGATATTTGATTTTTGTCCAGCTATTGTATTACCCTCTATAATTACGTTATCAATATTATATTGCCCGGTAGCATCCGCGCATATCCATAATAAAGCAATACCACCAGTAATAGGTTTTTCTAAGCAATTATTCATTATTGCTTGCCCTATGGCGTTGTTCCCGGCGGCATCTATCTGCATAGATACACTTGCTTTTAAATCAATAGTAACAGTCATTTTATTGTAAGCTATTATACATCCCTGTAACGCGCCTATCCCGGCATGATAATCTTGAAATGATAGATTACCTGAAATTTGAAGATTCCCAATAGCTATATGAGCGGCACAATATTTTTGTATGGTATCAATTGTATTCCCCCTGGCGAAAGAATATGTATCTTCTCCTGATGTATATGGTACTATTCCTTGTGTTAAATAAGATATTTTGTTGGCGGTAAAATATTGCAACCCAAGAGGAGCGTAATATTGAGAACCACCGGTGGAAATAAAATCTAATTTATGAAACCATGCAAGCGTATATGTATATCCGGTATTAGAAATTAAACTTGCGACGGTATTTATTGTAACATTATTAAGCATTAAATATGTTCCAATAGCTCTACTGCCTGATTGAGAATTAAAAACAACATCATCTCTATCCACTCCCGGGAAGGGAGTTATTTGAATATATGTTGTACTTACTGCGGCTGTAACAGTCGCTCCGTCAAGAAAGGCATAATTCCCGGCTTTAAGATAAATAATTCCACCGCCATATTCATTCCTGGAATAATTTGCGTTATTATAAGTTCTTATCGCAAGGGCTGCTCCACCCACAGTGAGGAATGCATTTGGAGGAGAAGACGGATTAAACAATTCCAAGCTTGTGACAGCACCTGTCCCATCATCCCCGGACGTAGCATCTACAACAGCAACTGCTGTGCCATAAGTATGAGACTTATCGCATATTACCGTCTGTGGGCAAGGCCAGCTCGTTGGCATTGACTTCCCGGTAGCGGAAGAATCCATTACATTTGTAGCATCTCCAATTGCAGGATAGGCTATAAAATTTAACGTTACGCTTTCGCCCTGAGTAAATCCGCTTATCGGTATGTTTCCTATGAATTCTGCGATTGGAAGAGCATCATTATATGTGCTTTGACTTATTGATTCAGAGGTTAAATAAATAGTTTCAACATGAGAAGATGATACCCCTGTAGCAGTTACTTTAATACATGGCACTTTACCATCACGATGATAAGCCATCAATCTGACTTTGAAATTACCGCTTGTATCGTTTGTCCCGGTTAATTCGTTAAAGCCCATCCTGCGACCATGTAGAGGAATTGACCAGTTTGCTATCGTCGGGAAATATCCCTGAGTAGAATTATTTGTAACCGCAAGATCATTTACAGCGGCATTAGGCGTCCCCCCCTGGGTATAAACTCCACCGGCTATGTCTACAGTTATGGAAATATCATCCGCATAAACCCATTCCGATAATGCTATTCTTATAATAACATCAGAACCGTCAACGGTTTCATCCATAACTGCCTGATCTGGGTATGCTTTACGTTTAGCCTTCGTCCCGTAAATGGTTCTTGTCTTTGTTGTGGCTACGCCGGATGCGTTAAATGTTTCACTTGTGAGCGTAAAAACTACATTAGCATCCACAGGATCAAGGTCTGTACCATACCCCATATCATAGGTTCCACCGGTAGAAAGTCCCTCAACCTTTATATCAGCATACCATCCGGTAGCATCTATTGCACATGATAAAATATCGCCGTTAGCCATTATCCATTAGTTCCTGTTAATATAATATTCTGTTTCTTGCTAAATTTTGACATAACACATAATTTATTGTATTCGACATCTAACTCATTAAGAAACCATTACCAATTTAATGTTGCTCTTCCTGTCCAGCTTCCCTGTTGCTCCTGGATGTCGGTAATATCAGTACCATCATAAGTGTACTTGTAAATCCACCAATCAATAGAACCTTCAGAAGCATTTACATCCTTATGTATCCCCTTATAAATAACGCTGCCGGAATCATATTCCAGTTTCGTTCTTCCTATATTTTCATCTTTGATGTTCATTGAGCCCCTCCTAAGAGCGAATTTATATCCAGCGGAGCGTCCGCCGCCATTTTTGCCTGTTGCATTTGTGCTGTCCTTGCTTTTATCGCCTGGACAGCTTCTTCCATTCCCGGGAAGTCGGTATAACTTAGATAAATCGGTAAAAGTATATCAGCATGAGTAGGAACGTATTGCATTGCTTCCCTTAAACCATCTGAAGCCATTTGGCGTATTGTCGGGTTCATCGGATTTGAAGCTCTTATATCATACTGCCCTACGTTCAGGTCATTTATTACTTTAAAAGTTTTCAAAGAATTATCGAATACTCTCTTATTCAGTGTAATCGGTTCTTTGCGTCCGATAACCCTTACTACTCTTTCATTGTCATAAATCTTAGGTATAAGTTCTATGAGCATTTTCTTTGTCTTGAGTCTTGCCCTTCTAAGATTGTCAGGAAAATGAAACGTACCTAATTCACTTCTTGCCGCCCTTGCCTGGATTGCCTTACCAGACCTTTCATTTGACTGCATCCCTACTGAAGTTTCATACATGCCAAGTATGTCTTTAATATTGTTATCGCATATTTGGAGCATGGTTAATTCGCCCTGCCCTACTTCTGGAGCGGGGGCTCTTTGCGGTACGCCCTGTCCCATAGAATTAATAAGTAAATAAGGATGAAGGTCTTTATTAGCAGTGTCCCATTGTTTTTCATGCCCTCTTATCATCTGCGGGGTGAGAACAAACGGAGCTTTAGGTGATAACGCCACTTTTTCAGTAAGCGAGGTTAACCAGTAATCATATGCTCTGTTCATATCGTTAGCGTCCTGGGTCAAAGATTTCTTGTACATTTTACCTTCAAACTGTACCCTATGACCGTCAACTTCGACGATAGGTATTTCGCTTCCAGGCCATTCGCCTCTTTCCAGAATAGAATGTCCTGAAATTTTATACCACTCTACTTTGTATGATTTTACTTCCCTTGTTCTTAATACTTCTATATCCTTGTTACTGTCGTCTAATTCAATAACTGCCTTTTCGCCTGATTCAGTCATTACTTCAGCTATAGTTTTGGTAACTGCTACTTTCCTGAAATATTCAGCTATAAAGATTTTCTTGTCTTCATACCATAGTTCATAATCTTCATCTCCTTCAAACGAAGAACTTTCATTCTTATAATCCGGGAATTTTTCGTTAAATTCTTCTTCAGTAAGCCCTTCTCTTATGAACGCTTTTCTACCCTTAGGGTCAAGATAAACCATCAAAGAATTTGGAATACCTTTAATTCTGATCTCCTGATCGAATCCTTTATCAGTATATTCAGTTAATATTCTCCAAAACCCAAACCCGCCGCCTACCGCGAGTTCTCCTGTCTCTGTTATGATCTCATCAAAGCAAGACTGATATTCTATATGGTTGATCAAATAATTATAAATTCTGGCGATCTGTTTATCCCCGGCATCATCAACAGGAACAACCTGATCTTTATTCGGCATTCCTCTTTCAGCATTGACAACCTGTGAAACAAATTTTCCTAATTTATGAGCTGAAAGATGAGGCCTGCCCTTTGCGTCTCTGTCTGCCAGGTCTTCTTCGTTCCAGTGGCCTTCGGCAATATTAAAAGAAAACTTCATGTTCTTACGAAACTGATCATGGTTCTCTTTATTAGCTTCGTAGAGGGCGTTAAAGGCCTTTTTAGCTTCTCTTAATATATCTTCATCTTTTTCTTTTTCTTTCATCCTGACATCCAGGTTCTTGTTGTCTGAGATTGCGTCATGTAAGCCGGAACATACTTTCTGCTTACTTTAGAGTCAGGTTCATAATAAAGCATTGCCAAAGCATCAGCTTCATTAGGCGAACCCCCAATCTCTTTCTTTAGAACTTTTTTATCCATTATGAATATTTTTCCATTTTTATCGGTATCATATTTTAATGCCGCTAACTGGTTCTTTAAATCCGGGTCATCAGGAATACTGATAACACCTTTTAAAAACTGATCTCTCAAATTCCAGAACATCTCTGCCCTTTTATTCACAAACATTTCGTCATTATCAGGGCTTCTTCTTGAATCGCAGGTTTCTACAATAGCGCCTTTCTTCTCTTCAATATTCCCTGCTACCGCCCATCCTATACCGATAGTATCAACCCTGAATGTATCAGGAGAATTAACGTCAATCCATGATCCAGCCCAGTTTTCGAGATCTCTTGGGTCGCTTGTCGAATACTTTTTAAACGGCAAAACCTTATTTCCTCTCCTGCTGGCTATAATCGAATTGTCTCCGCCCGCGCCGCAGTCCAGCGAACTCACTAAAGGCATATTCGATGTTATCGTAATATCCTTATCAATCGCGTCAAGCACCCAATCCCAATTTATCAAAGTCTCTTCGGTAAACAGCGGGGGAAGACCTAATACATTCATTCTATAGGGATTTGATTGTTTGCCACCGTAATCTTCCTCTATCCTCTTGTGTTCTATTTTATTGGTAATTTCAGAATCTTCAGAGTTCCATCTTAATGCTACCCATCTATGCTTATTTTTATACTGAGTATCAACCGCATATCCTTTAGCGTGCATCGGGTTGAAAATAAGCCACATCAAATTACAGTCCTGAGTCATGTTCTTTTCAAGAGTATGAAATACTAAATCAGCAATTCCACTCGCTTCATCAAGAATTTGCAAAAGATAGTCTTCATGTATACCCGCCAGAGATTCAATCTGCTCATCAGGAGATAATTTAGGATTGGCTGCCTTAGTGAACGCAAACCATCTTTTCCCTCTTGAATCGTCCTTAACGTCTTTCCTGAAAAATTTATCGCTCTGAAGTACAAAATTGTTTTTGACTTTCGAGTGCGTCAGCCATTTAGAAATTTCAGACCAAAGAACTTTATTCAACTGATCAGCTGATACCGATACACATGGAATTTTAGGAAATGGAAAACAGAACATATACCACATCAATATCCAAACAGTGACAGTATCCTTACCGCACCCGCGTCCTGCCATTATTGAAACACCTAAAATATCATGTCTCTTCCCTGCTATCTTATCTAATACTAAATTCTGAAATTCAAGGAGTCCTTCTTTCTGCTGTGTAGTGATAAAAAAATTCGACCCGGTAGCATTATTATATGGGTCAATTATTAAATTGTTTACAAAGAACAATATGTCATTCCGACATCTTAAAACTAATTTCTTATACTCTTCCTGTCCCTTATTCATCTTATTATCAATAATATTCAAATAATACAATATATGTCAAGAATAAAATGCTTGACTTTAAAGCAAATATTTATAATGTATTCCTATGAAATCAGTAACAGAAATTCAAGAAATACGAAACATAATTCACGACTACTTAAAACATTACTTCAACCTGCCAGACTTACCAGAGTTCCCAAGCAATACTGCCGCGATAGCCGGAGGTATAACACCAGGACAATTCTACAAAAATGGCGATAATGTCTGTATAGCACATATGTGAAACTTTACCGCAAAAACTATCTATATCTCTAAAAATCAGCATTATGAACAACAACTAACTCGACATCGAACATAATAAAATAGCTGCCTTCAAAACAGATCTATATCAAGTCACTGCTAAAAAAAGCGCATTTGTTTTGTATGCTGGTAAAAAGGGTATACTATATACACCAACAACCGCTGGTGGCCGTACCCCCTTATCGAAATAATATAGAATATCGTTAAAAAGTTGAACAGTCTATGGGAAAAGTGTCAGTTTTTTAGATAGTCACTATATATCAGCGCATAACACGTTAAAAAGTTGAACACTACGCGGAGAAAGTGTCAGTTTTTTACTGCTCTCTATATACATGGTGTGCGTTAGGCATATTAGAGAGTGAGAATATACACATAGTTACTAATATATACACATACATAATGCTAATGTACTGCTGATAACAAGCATTATGTAACATAGATATATCTGAATATATGGATAAATGGGCAAAGGTGCTACAATGGGCTGAAACTCTGCTTATAAGGGCACAAAACAGGGTTCTCTTGCCTATTGCCTTATGATTACCTTATAAAGCACAAGTCTTTACTACGTTGATTCTATGCAGTTATAGGGCAAGTGTTGCAAAAATGATACAGGTGTTGCAAATTTGATACAGTCAAAAGTATAATAGAATATACTGTACACTTGGTGCAATATAAATCCTAACATAACACAACACTTAATCCTGACATAACACAAGCGGACACAATATCATCTTATATTATACAAGATAGTTTTACTTGTTACTATTAAGATATACTTGTTATTAGCTTATTTGGCTTATAGTGGTTTGTTTATTAGTCAACACTATATTCTCCGGGTTTTACCTGCACTAATTTTTGTTTTTCTTCTTTGTCAATAAGTTCCACGATATCTGATAATTCGACGATTTTTGTCGCTTTTCCGCGTTCCAACCGCTCTTTATCGTCCAAAATACCAAAGGCAATCGCGCTATCTTTGAGAC